CTCAAATCATTCACTACGCTTTTCTTCGCCGCATTCAAAAAGAAAAGCGTCAGTTGGAGATTAAGAATAAGATCCTTGAAAAAACTGGATACGATGAAGTGTTCGTTGATGACAACCAGATTGACGGTGGGAACTATTCCGACTATAATAGCATCAAGGAGAACGTTCACATTAAACTTCGTTACTGAATGAAAGTCGCTATTATTACCGATACTCACTACGGTGCCCGTAAAGGTTCTAAGTTGTTTCACGATTATTTCGAGCAATTCTATAAGAATGTATTTTTCCCTACACTCGAAGAGCAAGGGATTGATACAGTCATCCATATGGGAGATGCTTTTGATAGTCGTAAATCAATTGACTATCAGAGTCTTGAATGGGCAAAAAGAGTTGTTTTTGATCCACTAAAGAGTTACGATGTTCATATGATAGTAGGGAATCATGATACCTACTATAAGAATACTAATAATGTTAATTCACCAGATCTTTTACTTCAGACATACGATAATATTAAAACGTATAGCAAAGCAACTGAAGTTTGTATTGGTGGATTAAACATTGTGTTAATTCCCTGGATTAATCAAGAAAATGAAAAAGAAACTCTCAAACTTATTAAAAAGACAACTAGCAAGGTCGCGATGGGGCACCTTGAACTCCAAGGATTTAGAGTTAATCGACAAATCGTCATGGATCATGGTATGGACAGCAAACTATTTGAGAAGTTCTCCAGGGTCTACTCGGGACACTATCACACTCGATCAAATGATGGAAGAGTCTTCTATCTAGGAAATCCTTATGAGTTATATTGGACTGATCTAAATGACACTCGTGGATTTACAATTTTTGATACAGAAACTCTAGAGCATTATCCTATAAACAACCCCTACAAGATGTTCTATAACATCTATTATGAGGATACTCCGTATCAAACATTCAATACAAGCGAATTTCAAAATAAAATTGTAAAAGTTGTAGTTCGTAAAAAAACAGATCAAAATCAATTTGAAAAATTCATTGATAAACTCTATTCTTCTAACATTCATGAATTAAAAATTGTAGAAAATTTCCAAGTTCAAGATATTGAAGATTTTGAAGCTTTTGAATCTGAGGATACTTTTTCTATCCTAGATAGATATATTCAAGAATCGGAAATTAATATGGATAAAACAATTATTCAAAAAATGATTCGTGAAGTTTATCAGGAAGCTTGCGAAATGGTCTAAAAATGTATATAATCACAATTGATGGTCGAGAAGAAGAAGGTGCATACTCAGTAACTAATGATGAGGGATCCCAAGTTCTTTATATCTTCGAAGAAGAAGATGATGCGACACGATTTGCTTTGATGCTTGAGGATAGGGATCATCCTCAAATGAGCGTGACTGAAGTTGATAGTCAATTGCTAATTAAAGCGTGTGATATTCATGGATATAGCTATGCAATTTTTACATCGAATGACATTGTAATTCCTCCAGACGAGTTTGATCAAAATGATTTTATTTAAGACTATAAAATGGAAAAACTTTCTTTCAACTGGAAATCAATTTTCTCAGATTGATTTCCAAAAGAATACAACTACTTTAATTATTGGTTCTAATGGAGCAGGTAAAAGCACCGTATTAGATGCTTTGACTTTTGTCTTATTTGGAAAGTCTTTTAGAGGAATTAACAAACCACAACTTATCAACTCTACAAATGAACGTGATTGTTTAGTTGAAATTGATTTCAGTATTGGAACAAATCAATGGAAAGTTCGTCGCGGTATTAAACCAAATATTTTTGAAATTCATAGGAATGGATCTCTAGTAGATCAAAACTCTTCTGCAGTCGATCAGCAGAAATGGTTTGAGCAGAATGTTTTAAAGATGAATTATAAATCATTCACTCAAGTTGTGATTTTGGGAAGTAGTAATTTTGTTCCCTTTATGCAATTGAGCACTTCAAATCGTCGTGAGGTAATTGAAGATCTTCTTGATATCAAAATCTTTTCTTCAATGACTACGATTATTAAAGATAAGATCCGTTCTCTTAAGGAAGAGATTAGAACTCTTGAACTCAAAAGAGATTCCTTTAAAGATAAAGTTCAGATGCAAAAGAATTTTATTGAGGAACTTGAAACAAGAGGAAAAAATAAGATTGGTGATAATAAGAAAAGAATTTCTAATCTGATGATGGAAATTGATTCTTATATGAAGCAGAATAGTGTTGTGGAAGAAAATATTTTCTCTCTTCAAAAAGAATTAGAAGAAGTTAAAGGTGCTTCGGATAAACTTAAAAAACTTGGAACTCTACGGGGAAAATTATCCCAAAAGGTATCAAATATTACCACAGAGCATAAGTTTTTTAACGAAAATGCGGTTTGCCCAACATGCACCCAAGAGATTGATGAGGAGTTTAGGATAAATAAAATTAGTGAAGCTGAAGCGAAAGCAAAGCAACTGCAAAGTGGTTATGAAGAACTTGAGCAGGCAATTAAAGATGAAGAAATTAGAGAATCACAATTCCTCAAAATTTCGAAAGAAGTCACTAACTTAACCCATGAAATTTCTCAGAATAATATTCGAATCTCTGGAGGACAGAGACAGATCCAAGATCTTGAATCTGAAATTCAAACAGTTACCAATCAACTTGAAAACAGAAATACTGAACATGAGAAGTTAGAAACGTTTAAGAAAGGTCTTCAACAATCCTTTGAGGATCTTTCCAGTAAAAAAGAATTAACCTCGTATTACGATTTTTCTTACAGTCTTCTTAAAGACTCAGGTGTGAAATCAAAAATCATTAAAAAGTATCTTCCTCTTATTAACCAACAAGTGAATAGATATTTGCAGATGATGGATTTCTACATCAACTTCACTCTCGATGAAGAGTTTAACGAAACCATTCAATCTCCAATTCACGAAGATTTTTCTTACAGTTCATTTAGCGAAGGAGAAAAGCAAAGAATTGACTTGGCACTTCTCTTCACTTGGAGGGAAGTTGCCAAACTCAAAAACTCCACAAATACAAATCTATTGATTATGGATGAGGTATTTGATAGTTCTCTGGATGGATTTGGAACAGAAGAGTTTCTTAAGATTATTAAGTATGTAATTAAGGACTCTAATATCTTTGTGATTTCCCATAAGGTAGGTCTTGAGGACAGATTTCAAAGTGTCATACGTTTTGAAAAGAAGAAGAATTTTTCTGCTATGGTATAAATACTTCAATTCCAGAACAATGCAAGTTCCAAACTGGAAACACCATTCCAAAAAAGAACAGAAACGAAAACTTAAACCACAAGCACTTCGACAAGCAAAAGCACGAAGACAAGCACTCAAGAAGCGTCTCAATCAACGAGATGCTTCTTTTTTTATAAATATCTAAAAAGTGTCTGCTAATATGAAAACGTTTAAAGAGTTTATGATGATTGCTGAAGGTATGGATATGAAAGCCTTCAAGGCAAATCGTAAGAAGAATGAGCGTAGAGCTGCTTCTGCCGATGCTAAGAAGAGAGGTCATGTTGGTAAAGAATGGTATAACAGTGGTAGGACCTATTCTCCTGATGAAGCGAAGAGAGGTCGTGCAAAGATTGGTGATGAAGAAAGATCTACAAGACATCGTAGTTCTATAGACCCTGAGGGTGATGATAGTAACTACTCTGCAGACAAGACAAAGAATCCTAAGAAACTCCGTAAGCAAAAAGCAATGGGAGAACTTGGAGAACAGTATATTGATGAAGCAGAAGGTTCTTATGGGCAAACTCCAAAGGCAAGGAAAGCATTTGGAGACCTTGCTAATAAGAGAAGAACAACTCCAGCAAGTGGGTTCTCAAAAAGGGGTGAAAAGACTGAGAAAGTAAAATCTGCTCAAAAACATTTTGACAGAACTGGTAATCCCGATGCTGGAAACAGGGGTAAGAAATCCACCAAACCTGCTTGGCATTCTTATCAAAGAAGTAATATGACTCAAAAAGATAGAAATTATCTTCGTGGACAATCTGAATATGGTCACGTTGCATATGATGGAGAAGGTGGTGGTGGTTCAAAACCAAAAGGCAAGAAACTTGAAAGACAAAGAAAAACGGGCGTAAGTGCCGACTGAGGTCCACTTTTGAAACTGTCCATTGGGAGGTCTCAGGACCTCCTTTTTTTGTATAATAGTCTCATACGAAAGAAAACCA